TCAGGACTTGTTACGCGAAGCCTTTAAAGGCGTTAATATAATCGACCAGAAATCAGGACTTACTCCTGATTATCTAGCTAAGGTGCAGAGGGATACGCTCGTTGGGCTAGGCTTATACGGAGCTAAGGGGATATTTCAATGAATAACAATCTAGATTTCATGGACAGTGCTAAGGAACTGGATGGCGGGAATAACTTCCTCTATGATGCAGTTAACCATCCATTGGATGCCCTAGGGGCAGTGGCTACGGATATTGGGGCAAGCTTGTATAACCTAGCCTCCCTCACAGGAGTGGTGGATTATAAATCCCAATCAGAGGTTATGGACTTTGTATCTAATGCGGGGTTTACTGGGGTAGAGCAGTATTACACTAATCACCCAGAAGCCACGCAGGTTATGAGCATGGTAGCTGGAGGCTTCATGGTTGGCGGGGTTGGGGCTAAGTTGGTAAGCTTTGGCTTAAGTCGTGGCATGTTCTTAGCTACCGATAGCGCACAGACAATCTCAAGAACCGTTAGGCTTCAAAAGGAAGTTGAGGCTTTAGCTAAGGGTGAGGCTGGAGTTGCAAGTGAGGCTTTGAACGATGCGGTTAAGGCTTATAAGTGGTCTAATCGTGGTAAGATGTTTAGAGACGGGGCAGCTAATATAGCTGCTTATGACTTAGTGTTTAGTCAGAGCTATGCGTTGAAGGATGCAGGATTAGGGGAAGCTGCGCTTAGCATGGGCATTGGTGGGGCGGCTAATGTAGGGTTGAACGGTATCGCTCGTGCGTTCCTAGTAGTCAAGGATGCTACCTCACCCTACGCTAAGGAGCTTGCAGGCTCTGTGCTAAAAAACTCTAACCCTATACCTCATCATGTGCGTGGTACGCTAGGTGAAGCAGTACATCTTAACGCCCAAGGCAAGGTTACTGAGAGTATGCTAGCCGCTCACCCTGATGTTAGCAAACCTATTAGGACTGCACTAGAGAATAAAGGGCGGATTGATTTGACCCGCCAGTTGGAGTTGATTGATAACGCTACTCATGCTAGTTTAAGGGTGGTGCAAGGTGCTAGTCGTACCCCAGAAGCCCTGAAAGCGGGCTATCACTTCGAGTCTGATTTAAGGACTGCTGTGTTGAAGGGTGTTGAGGATAATGCTACCTTGGCAGGGGCTAGAAGAGTCACCCCTTTTAAGGCAGAGGAGCATACTCATGCCTTCGGACATCCTATAGAGGATTTGTTTATTCAGCATGGGATTAGTGCTGATAGTCAGAGGGTATTGCTTAAGGGTATTCATGATGAGCAGCAGGCAGGCTGGAAATACGGAGCTAATGAGAGTGCTGTTAAACTAGCTAAGCAGTTAAAGATTCCTCAGGTAGTGGTTGATAAGGTACATAAGCTTAATAATAGTGTGGCAGTGGATGCTAGGACTGGCACTGTATTAGCTTTGGAGGAAGCACAGAGTATTGCTACTGCTGCTGATTTAGGCATTAAGGAAGTGGTTAAGGGTGTAGGGCATAGCAAGCTACTAGCTGGTCAAGTGCAGTATAATAACCATCAAGCTATTAGTCGTGCTAGTAAGGCGGTGGCAGGTAGTGTTAAAGTGGATGGTGATAAGATTGCCCGTGCAGATGTAAGTGATTTGTTGTATTATAAGGCTGCCATTCAGCATGGTAAGGTAGCCCGTGGCGGTTTGGGGCATGAAGCTAGCTTGAAGGCTATTGACGATAGGCTCATGCAGCGTGTAGGTGACTTGAAGTCCAAGGGCATGAGCAATTTGGAGATTGGCTTAAGGGTTCATGTAGATTATAAAGCCTTGGATAAGGCGGATGTAATGGCGGCTGATAAAGTTGGCAGGGATGAGATACTGCTAGGCGCTGATAAGGGTGTAGCTACTGCGCAAGATGTTAAGTCTCTGGCTATTGTGGAAGGTGACGCAGTGTTAGGTAGGAGTACCATAGAGCAAGCGGCAGCCTTGGATGCAGATGCTGTTAGAACTGCTAATAACGAGTTCCTGAGCTTCTATGCTGGAGAGTCTGATAGTGCGCTTATACGGGCGCAGCATGAAGTTACTATGGGAGGGTTAGGTGCTGGTATGCGCCAAGGATTAGAAGGGCTTAATCCTGCCTTGTATTCAGGGGATTCTGTACTTAGTAAGGATATGGCATTCAGGCATCAGGGTAAGATAACCGACCATGTATTAGCCTTCGGTAGTATTATGATGCATGAGATTCAGAAAGGTGTAGTTGAGGCTACTAAGGATGTCAATGTTGCCCTTAAGCAGTTAAGTATGGATAGCGTAACAAGGGTTAAATGGAACCAGAGCGAAGCGGTGTTAAGGAGTATCCAGCTCCACGGTGATGAAGCTATCGTAGTGCAGGAAGGTAAGCTGGGTGTGTTAAGTGGTAAGGAATTTGCTGTTATTCCTGAGTTGGAGACTATGCCTAAGGAAGTGGTAGCCTTCTGGGAGAACTTCCAGCATTCAGTGTCTGATGAGGTAAGGCAGCATATCAACTTTCAGCGTGGGCTTATGGGACAAGAGGCGGCTATTCCTAGAGGGATTAAACTACCTCCTAAGAATCTATCTAAGAAAGAGATAGCTTATGCTATTGACCCTAAGACTAATGACATTACATTTTACCATGCGGATACGCCCGCTGCATTAGAAGGGCTAGTGCAGAAGGCTAAGGCTGATTACCCTAACCGTGAGATTCTTACTAAGAAGTCTCATTTGGATAGGTTTAATAAGATTCATGACCATGTAGCTGTAGGCGAGATGCGAGCTGCGGACTACAATCAGGCTAAAGGTACTACGGTGTTTTCTAGCGTAGATGCTTGGACTGGGCAGATGGAAGCGTTTGTTGAGGCTAATGGGCAGTATTTGACTAGATTAGCTAAGAAGAATGCTAGGCTGATGAACCCTGAAGTGGTAGCTCATTTGAAGGTTATGGATGAGATTACACCTGATAGTGTTAAGTTGTATAGGGATTTAGAGCAGACTGCGTTCAGTGGTAGTGCGCTTGCTAATCATAAGTACATGTCACAGGCTACGGACATATTTAACAACGGGATTAACCTAGTTGTAGGTAAGTTGGACGAGCTTGCAGGGGATGGGGTTAGGGCAGTGCTGGATAATGCAGGGCGGATTGTAGGTAAGAAGCCTGTAGGGAGTTATAAGGATAGAGTGCAAGCTGTGGTAGATGATTTTGAAGCTTCAGGACTTAGTCATGAGCTTCCTTGGAATAATCAGGTTGATGCCTTAGCTGAGACTATGGCTTATAAGAAGCTGGGTGACCATGCTACAGCGGTAGTGAGTACTAATAACTTCTTAGTGGCTACCTTAGCGTTGAGGCTATGGGATTGGTCTCATGCTATCGTTACCGCACTATCCGCCCCTATCACTATCCTATCCGAAGGGGCTATGCATGGGGATAAGTTTGCCCCTATGAAGATTATGTATGAAGGGGCAAGGAAAGCCTTTCACCCTGAGAATAGGGGTATGATGGATGAGCTAGATAGGCTAGGGATTACGAATGCTGAGGTTAGTGAGGTCAACGATTTCTTAGCTACGCAGATTGCTAAGCCTAAGCTTACGGCTATTATCGAAGGCAATCCTATGTTTCATTTCTTACAGAAGCCTAGTGAGTATTCGGAAATGTACACTCGTAAGCTGGCTGCTGGTAGCGCACAGGTTATCTATGAGGCAGAGCATGGAGTAGGTAGTGCGATGTCTGGTGAGGGGCTAGCGTTCATTAACACCTTCGTGAAAAGGACTATGGGGAACTATACTACTGCACAGCGTCCAGCTATGTTTCAAGGCAACTTAGGCGCAGCCGTAGGACTGTTCCAAACCTTTACTTGGACTATGGGGCAGAGTATCTTTAGAGGGTTAGAGGCTGGGAATAGAATGAGTACGGGGGCGCTATTAGCTACGCAAGGTAGTGTATTCGGGCTACGCTCATTACCTGGTTATGACTTAGTGAACCATTATATGGGGGCATCTTACGGTGAGAATAATGGGGTGGATATTACTACGCATATCTATGAAGGAGCTGGCAACAATAGGCAAGCAGAGATGCTGTTATATGGTGCGCCTAGTACCTTCCTTAACACAGCCTTATGGACAAGGGGCGTACTATCTCCGCGCTCACCTATTAACTTTAATGACTTCCACTTGGAGGCTGCGGTGGCTGCTACAGCACCTATTAAGACTCTATATGATATGATGGATAATGTGATAACATTGTCTAGTAATGGTGCGTCCTTACCTTCAAGCGTAATGTCTGCCTTGCAGCTACAGACTTTATCTCGTCCTACAGCTAGGATGGCTGATATGTTCGTAGGGCATAGTATCGACCAGCGAGGTGGGACGGTAGACCCCAATGCAGGGTTCAAGCTTAATCTAGCCACTTTCGCTAGGGCGATGGGCAGTAGAAGTCTGCAGGAGGGTGTGGTAAGGGACGCAAGCTATCAGCAGTCTTATTATAACAGTGCCAATTATGCCGCTAAACGGGAGGTTATGCGCGGACTAAGGGCAGGGGGTAATAAGGGTGACGCTTTTAGAGAGTATCAGAATCTAGGAGGTAGTGCTAAGGGCTTTAATAAGGCTCTTAATAAGATATACCTAGAGGATACCAGTGGGAAGGCTGCTACACTGGATGATACTAGATTGAACCTGGCTATTAAAGCAGGGCTGTATTAAGTAGTACCAGTTGGCGAGGGTTGCAGGAACGGCTAGGAATTGACTCCTCCTTAGCTTAGTACTCCCCTCGCCATTTTGTTTGTTTTTTGTTTTTTATATTAAGCCACAGGCTACGGCTTCTTCATGCGTTAGTGCTTCCGTATCTAGATACTCTGCCTTCATCTTCATGGGGTGCGTTACTTTAGGAAGGAACTTAATCTGGCTGTCTGTTTCGATTGACTGTATCTTATCTATTGATTGTAGTCCTCTAAGGATTGCTACTAAATCATTCTGGCTTGCTAAGTCCTGCGCTACCATCTTCCATAGGTCACCTAGCGATAAGGGCTTAGTGCTATGGTGCAAGGCTTCCATTATGGCATTAGATGTGCCTGCAAACTTCCCTTTACCGAATTCGCCTAGTGCCATAGGCATCTTACATTCTGCACTATATAGGATAGTGTTAGCTATTAGCGCATCCTCTAGGGTTATTGTTTTGTAGTGCAGGGAGGAGGATAGTGAGCGTACTAGGCAGCAAATGCGTAGCAGGTGTTCATGACGGCGAGCCTCATAACCCTTGAATCTAGGGTCGGTGAGCTTAACATTCTCTTTGTATAGGGCGGTTATTAACTCCTTAGCTTCAGGGGTTAGGGAAAATTGGAACTTGTCACGGTGGATGGCTTTGTAGAAGGGAAGCTCTAAGCGTTTCAAGAGGCTCTTATCACCTCCCATTGGGAAGGCTAGTCTCTTTCGTGTAGGTTCCCCATATATTAGGATTAGCTTAGACATGAAACCCTGACCTAGTAGTTCTGGGGGGAAGGTCATACCAAAGCCTGTAGGGGTAGCACCAGCTAGTAAGTTGATACAAGGCTCTTTAATGTGCGTACTTTTGCCAGTCTTTACACGAGTCTCATACTCACTCTTACCCTCCCATAATCTCCCTAGTAAGGTGATAAAGTCTAGGTTATTCACACCTAAGAAATCTTGGATTTCGTCTGTGTTGATGAAGGTCTCCGCTGATTCGGCGATGGTTGCAGGTGAAGGCTCACCTTCGGAGTTAAAGCCTACATGCACTCCACGACTAGCATCCATCAAGTCCTGAATAAGCTTTTCCTTGGTGGTTCTATCGGCTGCGAATGTAGCGTAGCCTGCGGAGGATAGGAGCTTACGGGCTAAGCTGATAGCTGCGCCCTTGCGTGTGCCGCCACCCCCGATTAGGAGGGTGTAGATTGCAGGGTATAGTTTGAATTGCCCTACAGGTAGGTGTCCACGCCTAGCGATAGCTGCCCCCATACACGACAAAGCACTCCAACGGTGGTATTCCGTTGGAGCTTCTGTTTCGCCTACATAGGATAGATAATCCTTAAAGAATTGCTTAGCCATATCAATGACAGTCCTTCCAGCAATAGCCTAAATTGCCGTCTGTTGGTATTCGCATTGGGTGTTCAGGGTAAGTCTTAAAGGTTACAGGCACATCCATAATGCGTTGTACTTGCGCTTGATAATAAGCTACCCTATCCTTACCTATAGACTCCTTAATCTGGTAGCCAATGCTATCGTGTACTTGGAAGATTAGCATGAACTCGTTGTTAGAGGGGACTTGCAACTCCCAGAATAGCTTGATAAAGGATATGTTGATTATAGATACTGATAGGTTCTGGGGTTCGTGAGCAACTACAGAGCGTAAGGTGTTATCAGAGCTAGGGTCGCCAAAGAATATGCGTGTCCAGCCTAGCTGAGAGGTTAGCCTACCCTTGGTGATTAGCATGGTTTGTACTTTATCATACCATTCAGGGATTTGGTTATAGGTGGTACGATAGAGTGATAGCAGGTAAGTGGCGAAGGTGAATAAGTCCTCACCCCTTGGGCGGTTAAGCTCTTTCTGGGCATGGACTAGCGGAGCAATGCCGTAATCTTTCCTTACGCTGTCAATGAATGTGTTACCACGCATACAGTAGTTACTACCATGGATAATCTTCTTAATGATTTGGCGGATTTTCTTAGCCTCCTCCATTGAGATACCAAAGAATAGCTTACCGCAAATGCAATAGAAATCATCCTCTGATTCTAGTGCTGCGATTAGCTTACGGTCATTGGCAATATACCCCACGCATCTAGCCTCTGATTGGGACTTGTCACTCTCTCCCATAATGTAGCCTGTGTCTGGGATAAGGGCAGTTTTAAGGTAAGAGGGGACGTTTTGTACTTGTGCGCCGTAGGATTCGGATTGCTTATTACCCCAACCAAAGGATGATTTGTTGCATGATAGCCTACCTGTTTCAGTACCATCAATGCGGTATGAGTATAGTAAGCGTCCGTGGAATAGGCGTGCTTCGTAGTAAGTAGAGATTGCTTTCATACTCTTACGAAGGGCTAGGATAGTTTCAATGAACTTGGCTAGTAGGGCATCTTGTTCGGATAGCTTAGCCATAGTGGTAGCGTCAGTGCCTCCAACCACTCCCTTAACTCGTACAGGACGCGCTCTTAGCGGTCCGTAGATTAGAGCTTTTAGCTGTTTAGGTGAGTTGACATTGATTTCTAGCCCTCCACACATAGCTTTGAAGTCTGCCTTTAAGCGGGTAACATCAGCCTGTGCTAAGTGCTTGGCTTCATCTCGCTTGTCTGTGTTTACCTTTAAGCCATGAAGGTTGCACCATAATGTGATGGTGGTTAGTGGGAATAGCATAGAGTAGTTCTTAAAAGCGTAGTCTGGGTAAGCTTTAAGCATTTCCTCTAAGGCGATTAGGGTATTGTAGCAGTCTAACGCACAGTATTTAGCCCTGTCCTTACCTACCATCTGCTTCCAGTACCTTGCGATAGGGTTAAAGTAAGCTGATACAAAGGCTAAGGATTTAGGCATCTCTGCGTAGAGGGCATAGAATAGATATTCTGTGTCTAGGATGTAGTTACGCACTGGGACGCGATAGCGTGCAAAGAACTGGTTATCGTAGCAGCCGTTATGGAATACCTTAGGCTGTGGGAGATTATTAGCATCCTTAACGAACTGTATAAGTTCAGGGGAGATGGTGGCAATAGTACCGAACTCGGCTATGAAAGCGCGAGGGGAGCCGTCAGGCATACGGGCGCAGTAGCCTACCATATCCATGTTGATATGCTCGGTGGTTTCGATATCTATTGCTATGTACTCAGCCTTGGCTAGGATGGACAGGCATACCTTAGCGTTGTCTGGAGTTACATTAGTAAACTCCTCACCTTGGGGTAGGCGTTGGGTAGTGTGAGGGGTAAAGAATTTGTTGAAGTGCTGGGCTATTACATTAGCCCCCCAAGGCTTAGTGTGAAGGTAGTGGAGGGGCAGCATAATCATGGTCGGGTAGGTTAGCCCATCCTCCCAAGTTAGCATTGAACCTGCCCACATTTCAGGGTCGATTAGACGCGCACGCCCTAGCTCTGATTTAACAATAGGGTAGACTACATCCATGTTAGCAATGAGTACAACATCTACCTTGAATCTATCACACCTAGTGTTTATTTGCTCAGGGGTTAGGATTGAAGTGGCAGAGATTACACGGTTGATGTTGTGCTTAGCTAACATGGATTTGATTAGCGGTAAGTGTGCAGAGTCCCTGTGAGGGTGGAGGACTAACGCCGTGTTTAAGCGCGGTGGATTAGTCATCTAGGTCAGCCAGTGTACGGATAGGTTTGGCTAGGTTACGGTGCATAGCCTGCAAGGTTACAGTATGGTGGCTTAGACAGTGTTCGCAGATTTCTACGCTTACTGCTAGGTTGTCGGGGGTTGAAAGGCTAAGGCACTTGTTAGGCTTTCCACACACATCGCACTTAGTGCGTAGGATATAGGCTGGAATTGATAATCTCATTTGAGTCTCCTTAATAGGGTTTTCAGGTTGCGGCGTAAAGCTTTGATTGCAGCTTCATGCTCTTTAATGGCACTTAGCCATATGAGGGCTAACGATTTCTGATGTTTTGTGAGGGGAGGTGGTTGCTGTTTAGCCATCGGTAGTAAGCTCCTAGTAAAGTGTTCATGTTGAATGTGGTGTGCAGGGTAGCTTGGGCTTGCATAGCAGCCTGTGTCCTGCTGTAAGCATGAGCGGCTATTAGCTCGTACATAAGCTCGCAGACTGGGTTGTATTTGGGTAGCTTAACATGAAAGGGGGCGGTGGATGGGGGTCGCCCTGTGTTGTAGGCTGGCACTAACTCGCGCTCCTCTGGCGTGAGGGTTCTTAGCCATAAGCTATAGACTAGCTTCATGGTGGAAGGGGAGTTTCCTTTTGGTAGGGTGGATGATACATGGCGGATAGCCTTCATCCTCCCCATAGCAGGTGTTAAGGATGCGATTAGCCTACAAGCCTTAGCCCTCTTAGGGGTAACAACTGGAACCCAAGGTTTGGGGGGAGTTGGAGGCTTCGGGAGTTGACGCTTAGGCTTAATGCCCAGCTTCTTATTAAGCCGTTTAACATCTTTGTCTGTAACAGTTAGCTGGGCGAACATTAGCCTATTACCTCCGCATCTTTAGTAACCTTCTCCATTAGCTCATTGATTTGTTCCTTGCTGCCGATAGGTTTAGTGTTCCGCCCTATGAACTCTACAATATGGAACTTAGCATCAATTAAGAAGGCGTGAGCTAGTTTAGAATATTCTAGCAGGAAGGCATCCATAATGATTACTTCCTCACGGGAGCTTTCATCAACTACCTGCTCATGTAGGTGGTTCACTAGGTCAGGGTGCTGCTCGATAATGTTATGCAGGAACACTTTATCATGCACTTCCATCTCTAATGGACGGCGTAGTTGTACTAGGATAGCCTTGTCTGGAATAGCGTATGGTCTAGTGTTGGTGGGGTTAGATACTGTTGGCATTAAATATATCCTCTCTTATACTAAGCTCACCCTCTGGGGTGATTATTTTAATAGCCTTTCGGCTATCCCTGTCCCATACATTAAGCATCGCAGCTCTTAGCGTGGGATGGTAAGTGGTGGCTAGGTCATGCCAGTGTACGCTAAACCTAAGCTCACCGTTTGCGTTTTGATTGAGTTTGTTTTTAATTGGCGGCACTTGGGCGCATCCTCCCTTTTAAGGCGTTTTTGAGGGCTTCAAGGGGCTTATTTCCCCGCGCCCCGCATTCCGCCCCTATATTTCCAGCAAAAACTTGCCTTTTACCCTTAACACTGAATAGCCTAAACCATGCAGTGCTAAACATAACTAGGGAAAGGAAGGGCTAGCGTTAGCTAACCCCTCCCCTGTTTGCTTAAGCCTGTACTTGGCGTGCGGTACTCATGTAGTTAGTGCCTTTATATTCGCGGCTTTTAACTAGGCATGTGATTTGCATACCCTTCAGTGCATTGATGCTTTCCCCTAAGCTTGTGCCTTCAACCTCACCGAAGATGTTTGTAAGGTAGCGTTTGAAGTAGGGTAAACCTTGTTCGTTTAGATTAAAGCGTTCGCTGTTTAGCGAGCCTTCCTCTGCTGGCTCTTGGTTAGCATCTTGCAGGGCAATAGTTTCAACGATAGCGTATGTGATACCTACGCTTACGCTTGCTGGCTTGTCGTCCTTAGCTGGGTATTCCTTAGCTTCTGCCTTGGTGATTTCCAGCATGTACTCGCCTGCTGGGAAGTCCAAGAACTCGGCTGCTGTTTCCACTTCGTCCATTGATGTATCGAGCATAGAGTTTAATAATGACATTGTATTATCCTTTCGTAGTTGTTTCGTATTGCTGGTAGTCAAGGCAGAGCCAGTTGCACTGTGATAGTTAGGCTATCACACCTATAAGGGGGTTATTAGTAGGTAGATGAGGGCTACAAAGATTAGGGAGACTAGGACTAAGAAGGCTTTCCATTCAGGGTACACTAGAACATACCCACTAAGTCAGTTTCATCTTCCATACGGTAACCGTCACGGTCGCCTGATACTGTATTAGCCTTGTAAGTAGGGCTGCTACCAGACTTCATCTTTTTCATCTCGATTGAGTTATAGATTACCGTATCAAACCCTTTAGCTACCTTCATAGAGAAGTTACGCGTACCGCATAAGGGAATGGTTAGCTCTTTCTTGGTGTCGGCTGCCTCGTTAGTGGTTACATGCGAGATGCAAATTACATTAGTGCGTAGCTGCTGAATCATGCCAAGGAAGTCAGAGAGTAGTTTGCCTTGTTCGCCGTACTTGGCGAATGCGTTATTTGCACCAGCCGTTAAGGCAGTTGCTACAGCGAATGCGCTATCACCTAGCTGTGATAAAGAGTCAATAACGATTAGGTCATTAGCTCCTAGGGAAGCGATAGGCGGGAAGTGTTCAGTAGGGGACTTAGCCACCTTACAATCCCTGCAAGCTACCTTACCATGAGCTTCGCATATATCAATGCCCTTTAGGTTACTTACTACCTTAAGCATGGTGTCGATTGCTACAGGGTTCTTGCAAGTATCAGGGAGTTGGTAGAGGGTTACCTTAGCCATTTGCTCGGAGGTCAGTTCTAGTTCAGGGTTTAATAAGGTACTGCTACCGTTTTCAATATCGAACCAGAAGATGCGGGCTAGTTTAGCTGATTTGATAGCTGTACCCGCTAGCCATGTCTTACCTGTTTTAGGCTGCCCATAGATTAAGGCATGTTTGAGTTTAGATGAGGTTAGTGAGCGTCTTGCTTCGGCTAGTTCTTTTAATGATGCCATGTTATACTCCTTTAGCTAGTGTGAGGGCGTTGTTGATTAAGTCATCGAGTTCAAAATAGAACTGATAATCTTTGGTGGGGGCTTCTAAGGGTGGGTTGTTGGTCAAGTTGCACATATTATAATAAGCACAAGGGCGATTCCATGATAGGCAGGCTCCACCGTTCTTAGGGAATAGCGAGTTATCTAGGTAAGATTCGATGCGCTCTTGCTCTAGCTTAAGACTCATAAGCCATTCCAGCCTATCCATTAGATTCTTCTTAAAGAAGAAATCGTGGATGGTTGGGCGGTAGGCTTCTGCCTTAGTACGGTGCAGCTGTGCCACTCGATAATGAATATCGAAGGTAAGTTGGGGTGAAGACTTGTGGCAAATAGCATCAAGGATGAGGGCATAGGCTAACCCTTGGGCTGAGTTCTTAAAGTTCACTTCGAGGTTAGCTGATAGGGAGGATGTTTTAAGCTCCAAGGGGCGATAGATGCCTGTACTTGGTGAGTACATTACAGCGTCTAAGAAGCCTACATAAACCATCTTAGGTGATAGGCGGATGCAGAATGATAGCTCTGTAGCTTTTACACCGTTAAAGGTAGCTAGTTCCCAGTCGCAAGGGTCATCTTGCCCGTTCTTAGCCCAGCCTGTATCCGCGAGGGCTTGCACGATTACATGAGCTTTGGATAGGGTACGAACATTATCCTCCAAGGGTGGGTAGTAGCCTAACCAAGTCTCTAGGATGACTCTATCATCTTCGATGTCGTTAGTTTCAAGGTAAGCTGCATAGCCGCGACCAACTGCCGAACCTAACGATAGTGCAGGGCTAGTATCTCGTGGCGCGTCTATAGGATGGACTTTGTATAGTTCAAACTTGCGTGGGCATGAAGATAGGGTGTTAAGGGATGAATAAGATAGGACTAAGTCATCCTTGGGGTTGATTGTTACGCCTGATTGGGGCATGACGGACTCCTTACCAGTCGCTTAGGTCTAACTTGACTTTGCTTAGGTCTAGCTTAGATTTAGCGGAAGGTTTTTTCTTAGCAGTGGATTTCTTACGGGTGGACGGGAGCGATTGTAGTAAGATGTCTTGCTTCATACGCTTACGCTCTGCCGTTACCAGCACACCAATATCTTCGGGTAGTAGCATATCAACTAAGTGAGGCGTGGTGTTTAGCTGATGCTGTAGGGTTAGAAGGTGTTCCTCTACCTCCCCCATATCAGAAGCTTCTAAGGATTCGCTTACACGGTTGATTAAGAGTTTGACTTGTTCAATGCTCATTAGAATTCCTCCGCAGGTTTGATGGCAATGATGCCATCTATAGGCTTTGATGTTGAGACTAGCGAGATACGAACTGTTACGGTAGTATCGTCATGCTTAGTCTCTAAGTATTCTAGTTTATCCTCAAAGGGGATACCTTTTGCTAGGCGACTTCGCGTGTTACTGATGCGTGACTTCATAGATGGTAGGCTAGCGTGGGTGACTGTAACTAGAATAGATTTGTGTTTCTCTAGCAGTGCTAGGATTTCTTTAGCATTCATTATGTTGGCTCCTTATAAGGGTTAGTTGTTGCGCTTGGGGGGATGATATGCGATTTCTCTGGATTCTGCAATTTATGATATTTGGCGGATTTCTCGGATATTATCCAATCTTTATGTAGCCTAATAGCCTCACAACATAGCCACAAGGAATAGCGGTAGGAGTGTATGGTGCTATCCGCATGACCTAGATGCCCAATGAAGGCTGCAGGTTGCAAGTCATAAGAGTAGCGGCTGGTACAAGCTGGGCAGGAAGGGATTAGGTTACCGTCTGGCATTAGTGGGTTAGGTTGGCGGGCTAGGCACTGCACGCAATATGTACCAGCTAGTCTGATTCTAGGACGGTAGCGTGAACGCGGCTGTATATGATATGCGTTGGCGTCTACTTGGTCTACGGCTACCTGTAGCCTATAGCTTACTGCATCTACGGCTTTCAAGGATTGGATGTCAGGGAATAGGGATAACCTAACGGCAGCAATAGAA